AGGATTGATGAACAATTAACTTATCATTATCTACAATACCAGCTACATGACCAATGCCATCTAGTACAGATTTCTTTGCATTAATAGTAGTAATATCATAGTTTTGTGCAAAATCGAATCTTGTTTGTTGAGCTGCAGAGTCAATGTAAATGTAATCTATATTCCATTTATCTATAAGTTTTCTTATTTCCATTGCGTGTTGCTCAGTTGTTCTTTCGCTATTTAAATATTCATCTAGTAAATAGAATCGTTCTCTTTCCCAGTCATATCCTATAACACAGAAAGCAGTAGGGTCTTTATAACCTACGTCCATTCCTGCAAATATGTCCATTCTATGTGTTTCTAATTCTGATAAATCTGCTACACATTCCTGATGATTAAATGCCCAGACTTGTCCTTCAAATACATTGAAGTCAGCCATATACTCTTGGTTAAATTCTGCTTCAGACATTGTTTTTCTAGCCTCTTGGATATCTACTTCTGATATACGAGGATTTTCATGATAAGTTGCTCTAACAGAACACCACTCTGGATATTCTCCCGAGAAACCTCTATTCCAAAACTCTGCAAACCAGTTGTTTCTACCACGAGGAGTAGAAATAAATAATGCCTTTGAATTTTCTTTATCTAGTGTAGGACGAAGTGCAACATTAAATGCATCTCGACCATCAACTAGCGCTGCCTCATCAAATATAATTAAATCATAACTTCTACCAACAACAGAGTCTACTTGATTGATTGACCCCATACGAATAGTAGAATGATTACTTAGTTCAATAACTTTATCTTTTGCATTATCTCTTATTACTTCCAGTTCAAAATGTTTAATTAGTTGTCTTTGTAAATCAAATGATATTTGAGATAGTGAGTAGTTAGGTGACATTAGTAGGACATTACAATTTGGTACTAAAGTGACTAACTGACCTATAATATTTGCTATGTAAGTTTTGCCCTGCCTTCTAGAAACAGCGGCACATACGAAACGATATTTAGGGTTATTGATTGCATTAATAATTGCATTTTGTGATGAGTTTGGTGTGATTCCCAATAAATCCATATAGCCATCTATTGGTAATTTTATAAATCTAGCCGTCTCCTGATAAGACATCAGATTCTCATGAATTATATCTTTTCTACTAACTTCTATCAATGGATTTTCTCAGTAAAAAATAAATCAGAATCTTCATCAAGAAAGCCTAGTTCTTGTGCCTTGTGGTATAAGTAACAATATGAAGCAACAATGTGTTTCATGTTCTTTTCTGCGTTAGTTAAATCTCTACTACTTTCTTTATTTACTAAAGTTTTTAGAAATCCTGTTGAGTGTGTCATAGCTTCATCAAGCCATAGTTTTTGTCCGCTTACTTCCATTATCCTCTGCTCCTTCTTCTTCTTCGAGTTGTTTTTCTTCTTATACCAAATGTTCTTTTTTGTGACTTTGGTGGTCGTTTTTTACTTCCACCTTTTCCTGCCCAAAAAACTTTGTTTGCCCACCAAGCTGCTGAAGACTTTCCTTTAGCAATATTCTTAGCGTGTCTTGCTTTGAAACTTCTTCTAGCTTCTGGACTATAATTATGACCCATGCCTTGCGCCCCGAATCTAATTATTTTTATTTTACCACCAACTCTTACTGCAACGACTGCTTTCTTAGTTTTGTGGTTGGGTGTTCTTTTTGGTGTATTTAACCTTGTAAGTCCCACCCTTTTTAATCTTGCTTTTTCTGCTTTTGATAGTGCCATTACATCGGTACATTGTGCGTCTTAATTACTCTAAATTTATAGGATAATGAAGCGCCTTTGTGTGCTTTATACTTACCTTTATGTTTCATTAAACGCACACCTGATTTAGTTTTCATCCAATGATATCCTTTCGGGGCTTTTACACTTTTCATTGAAAGTTCCAAAATACCATAGAGTATCTAGTACCTTTTGTTACTTTTTTAACTCCATGCTTTGGACGGGGTCTAAATCCAGGAATACCAGATTGAGGCATTTGAATTACAGAACCTACTTCCTGTTTGACTTCTGTACCATTTATTGTAAACTCTCCACCTTCATAATCATCATTTAATGGTATCACCATTAAATCTTTTGCTTGTTGATTAGTGTTAGGTTTCCAATAATTACTCTGGCACATCCAAAGGCTATCTCTATGTTCTTCAACAAAGTCTCCTTCTTCATACTTCATAACTTTACATCTATAGACTGGGAGTCCGTCCCACTCTGTAATATAATCAGTACCAGATTGAGAGACTTGTCTAATTTTATATCCCTCTGGGTCTATTTCAGTATTAGCGTCTAGCTCTTCTTTACTAAAAGTTTTTTCAGGTTTTGATGTATCATTTTTAATATAATCTCGTTCCCAAGTATGAAAACTATTTATTATATTTTGACACTCTTCTCTTGATAGAAAATTTTTAGTAACGCTAACTCCTGCTTTCATTTATCTGCCTCTTCTAGGTAATATTCTTCCTGCACCTCTTTTACCAAATCTTGCTCTCTTAGGACTTAGTGTTTTACCAAATCTTGGACCAATTGCTTTTGGTGCTGAAGCATATCTCATTGCTTCCATGCTATAAGATGATTTACTATTTACGACTGCACCTGCTGCTGCGTTCATATCTCTAGTAATGCCTCTTTTTAGCACATGTTTACGAATCTTCTGGGTATTATGTACACCAGTTGGGCCACTTAAAAAACCGCTTGTTCTTGCTGCCATTTAGCTCTCCTTTAGCAACTTTAGTTGCTTCCTTTGAAAATTACATTTACGCATTGTTGCATAATCTTTCAATTTTCTTAATCTTTGTAGATATTTTCGTTGTTCGTAAATTCTTACTGCTAACTTTTTTTCGATGCTACTCAACTCAGTTTGAACTTCAAACTTTTCTTTGAGTTGGCTTCTATTCACTATCTACTCCTTCTTTTTGTTCTTCTCTTTCTACCTCTTTTTGCAAAGGTGGCAACATTACGAGGTTTACCACCTGGATTACCTGCAGCTCTCTTTCTTCTAACTGCTGACCTTATTTGAGATTTGGTCATTCTTGCTGCTTTGCTAGCAGGTACGCATTTAGGGTAGCCTCTTTTACTATTTCTTGCTGATTTACGGCCACAGGGCATAAAACCCCCACCTTTTCTTTTACGAGAAATATCAACCCAGCCTTCTCTGAACCATTTAGTTAGTCCACCACTAGGTTTTTTATGTCTTGCCATTATCTACAAGGTCTGTTCTTCTTACGAATTGCAGCTTGAAGTGCTTTTGGTAACTTCTTTTGTTTTGGTGTGAGACAAGGTTTCATACCTTTTCTTTTTTTCGCTCCACCTTTTTTCTTTCTTTTATGCATTGGCATTATTTTCTTCTCCTACGACCAGTACCCATTCGATACCGACCACCCCTGGCTTTGTAAGTTCTTACTAGCCAACCATTAGCATATGCTGATGGATATACCTTAAACTTTCTCTTTGCTTCAGCTTTTACTCTAGCATAAAGAGATGGATTTGTTGGTACTGGCCTCTTCTTAGCGGCCTTTCTTCTTTTTCGTCCTCTTCTTCTTGCGACCATGTGCTTTCCTTAATCCTGCTTTCGCAGACTTGAAGATTGATGCGACAGTTTTCTTGCCCATCACTCTTGCTCGTTGTTCCCCTACAGTTAGTATCTGTATTTTTCTTGCGTAAGACTTACGAACTCTTTTGACCTTTCGTACTGTTGCTCTTGCGTCCTTTGCAGTAGCAAATTTGATTCTTACTGTATCTTTTGGATTCTCGTCAGTATACAGTCGTCTTCCACTACCTTTTGGCTTTTTTCCTGTTCCTTTTCTTGGGTCTCTTCTTTTTCTTCTTACCATAACCTGATGCGTATGCTGCCGCTGCTTGTCTTTCCGCTTGTTTGCGGGTTGGGTAAACCTTTCCAGATTTACCCCATTTATATCCGCGTTTGACCTTAATTATAGGCATTATTTGTCCTTAGCTTTACCTACATTCAATGCAATCCAGTCTAGGACTTTGTAACATTTTTTAACCCAACCGTCATCTACTGGTGTTGGAGTCAATGCTGCTATAATCGAAGCTGCCATAACTAAATAAGGAACTACGACTACCCATCGGATTATCCATTCAAAGAATTCTAACATAAGTTATCTCCCCTTTCGTTTGTACTTTCCGCCTCTCTTTTGACGCTTACAGTACTGCTTTTGCGAAAAACCTCTAGGTCTTGCGCAGTTGATTTTTCTCTTTCGAGAAATCGACCACTTCTTTCTAGGCATAATTACACTTACTGCCTAATTTAAGTATGTCTAAATCATCGCGTAACCAAGGCAAGCCTGGGTCTTTCATCAATCTTACGAGTCGTACATTTCCATCATTGTCTGGTTGTAGTCGATACACCATCATTGTATCTACTGTAATAATTGTTAAACCTGCGAACTTGCTTTGAGTATTCTCGAACTTTGTC